TTCTCCTAAGTTTGTGGCTCCCGAAGGAGCCACGAATTATTAATTATGTACTTGAGATATCGCTCGCTGGAGCATTAACTTGTTTCCAAGTTGTTCCATCCGAAAAACAATATCCAGCAGCACTTGAAATACCATTGTTTGTAAAAACAAGTACTCCAGTATTTCCAACTGCACTCAAAGTGTTTCCAGAATTAGATCCTGAAGAAATAGTAAGTGTAGATGCGTTAGTAGCTGCATAAGTTCCAGTTCCACCTTGTTGAGTGTCACCAGCATTTGCGTTAGGGCCACCGATAAATCCGTTAAGGGATGTCACTGGACCTGTAAAAGTAGTATTAGCCATTTTTATTCTCCTAGTTTATTTAACACAGTCTCTAGGCTGTCTGCTGAACTCAGTCTGTGCCAAATATTTGTTTTGCTCAGTATTCACATTATACATAAAAAAAGGGCGGTCGTGAAGACCGCCCTTTTCGTCATCAATCTAACTTAGATTAGCTTGTAGGTAAGTTTCCGTTACCAAACACAGCTCTAGGGTCAGACCAGCCGAAGCTGTATCTTTCTCTAGCTTTAAATCTTACGTTACCTGTATCGAAGTCACCTTCCATAGCAGTTTTGATTGGACTTCTTACGAAATGCTTAAAGCCGTTAGGCGCATCTGTAAGGATGAAGAAAGAGTCCGTGTCAGTTAAAAAGTTGTTCACTCTGTAACCTTGTGGAACCATCCCCATGTTCACAATCGCGTTGATGTCATTGTCAGCAGTACCGACTCTTTGAGGTGATTTCATCAATCTTTCTGCAGTAAATTGTAATTCTTTTGGAATTATCATTTTAGTGCCAGAAAGAGCGATTTTTAATCCTCTCTCATCAACAAACGCTGCGATGTCAATCAATGATTGCTCTAGCGATGTTTCGTTCAAGTCAGCAGCAGTAGCTAATACGTTTGAGAACGTACCACCAGTTGCTAACGGATGTGAAGCATTAATCAATGACACTCCGTCACCACCGATTGCAGTAGTGATTTGTGCATTGTTTAACACAGCAGCCGCTTTGACTTGTTTTGTGTTAGACATAGATCTTGCTAGTGCTCTAGTATATCTAGCAGCAAGTCTGTCATACAGATTATCTTCAATAGCTTCTTCAGTAATAGAGAATGCTAAAGCGATTGTTTCGTGTGTGTATCTAGCTGTGAAAGTTTCTTGAGCTTGATCGAACACTACTCCTGCACCTTCTTGTTTAACTGGTGCAGAACCGAAACCACTTAACATTACTTCTTCTTCAAAAGCTCTGTCAGATGATTCAGCAGGGAAAATTTCCGCATGCTGGTTTTCGTATCTGTTGTATTCCAGGCCGAATAGTGCATTCAATCCTGGCTCTAGTTCTTTAACTAGTTGTGATCGTGAAATAGCCATAATTTAATCTCCTATTATATGCCTGTACCACTTCTATAGAAGTGATTGTTGATTCTAACTAGAATGTTTGCATTAGCAGCACTAGTGTCAGAATTGTCTGGATCTTGCGAAATATCGATTGCTTGCACAACGAAAGTCGCATTTGTTCCAGAAGCTCCAACATCTAATTGTTGTAATGAATTTCCAGTTTTTGTATTTCCACTAACTGCTGTTAACGAGTAGTTTTGGAACAGATCTGCTCTTGCGAAAGTCGCATCAGCGTCCACCAAAAATACCGCATCAGGGTCATCAACAACAAACGCTGTAATATCGCTTGCTGCAACTCCACCTGGGTAGTAGTTTTTGAAGGTCGGCTTTTGAGTAGTAGGATCTGTATAAAAACATCCGTTAAACACACCCACAACAGCTGTTGAAGTATTACCAGGATATCTTTCGACATTTCCTCCTGTTACTGGGATAACCAAGTCACCTTGGAATATCGCAGTAGCGTAACTACTTGCAATAGTATATCTGTTTTGAGCGCCAACTAATGGTGTACCGTCTAGTTTTCTGTACGGTCTTAGACCGAACTTTTCCACTTGGTTTGCCATATTGTTTTTTCTCCTATTAAGTTTATTTATTTAGCCGCCTTTGTAGTAGTTATCGTAAAAAAATTATTTTTTCGAACCACCGCCAAAGGTTACACGAGATTGCCTCTCAATATTGATTGGCATCTCTGGTCGCTGTTCCTTCATTAGATCGTTATCAACTGCGGTCATTTGTTCTTGAGTAATTCTTCTAAAATACTCAGCGCGTGACTTCAATATCTCTTCAGGTATCCTTGCCAGCACAAGGCCTCCAATTCCAATGCATCCTTCGTATTGTCCTGACCTAATTACAGGATATTTGCTTAAATCGGGATTTGACATAATTTCGTCTGCTCTGACAAATTCCCAACCTTCTCTGAACTTTTTGGTTACGTTAGCCGTATCCTCAAATCCAGTCACAGATGTTCTTATCCATCTATGTGCATATCCCTGCGGTGCAGGTGGTGCATCCAAACTGGAAGGTGGAGTCCAAGTAGTCTTAGTCATATTACTTTTTCTACTATCTGACTCGCGTGAGGTTCTTTTTATTTTATCCATTTGCATTCTCCTTCACGTATTTTGCGTATTCCTCTAGTGGCACCCCTAATTTTTTAGCGATAGCTATTTGTGAACGAGTGAGTTTCACTGATCGGCGTCCGCTTTGGTTTCGTTGTGCAGAAGCCACAGTCTGGACGATTTTCTTTGGCTCCTGTTTGTTAACAAACTTATGAGGGAAATTTTCTCTCATAACCTTATCTATCTCATTATAGTACTCATCGCTCTCCGCGTCAAACCCCTGGTCCACAAGGTCTTGATGAACTTGGAAAGCTGCACTTGTCATAATCTTGTCTGATCCAAACCATTCATTTTTTTCAGACCATGTTCTAGCCTTATTTGAAGGTTCTGGATAAGTAGGATTTTGAGGTGCTTGAGTAGGTTGAGAAACTTGTGTTTTTTGAACAGTTTCTTTTTCTTCTTCTTCCTGTGCGGTTATTCTAGCTCTTTCAGCTTCAATCGCTAACTTGGCTATCAAAGAATTAGCATCTGCTATTTTATCTGCGTCTTGATCAGCAATAGCATCTCTCAATGCTTGTTTTGCTTTTTCTTGTTCTGCAGCTACTCTAGCAGTGTATTGCTCAACATAACTCTTACTTGTTTTAGAGAACTTACTTTGTGTGCTATCTAATTGTTCTTTAAGAGATTTAGCATAATCTAATGCTGCCTTTTCTCTTCTTTCATGTTCTCTAACTTTATAAGTTAATTTATTGATTCTTTTTTTAACTGAATCAGATATTGTAGACAAATCATCTACTTCTTTAGATGGCTTATCTTGTTCTGTTTTTTCTTCAACAGAAATACCTTCAATACCTGCTGGCTTAGGTTCTGTATAACCTAAATCAACCTCTTCTTTTGGTAGTTCAGTTTCATTGGATTCTGTTTTTGTTTCTTCAACTTGAACAGATTGTTCTTCTATACCATCCGTATCTAATTCAACTTCTGGTGAAGATTTGTTTTCTTCTAACATTTTTTAGCTCCTGTTTTTTGCGTATGTGATTAGTACTGGTGGTGAATATCCTCTGGGTTTTGTATTTTAGCGATGATTTCATCATCATTAAGAATACGGACTTCTCCGCCATCTATTTTAAATCTTGAACCTGCATATCGTCCAAAGATTACCCAATCTCCTTTTTGACACCATGGTCCGTCTGGAAATTTTTCTTTGTCCTTGTAGGCAAGATCACCAACTTTCAATACATATGCACATACGGTTGTCATTTGTATTGTTTCACTGGTTGTATCAGTAAGAATAATCCCACCTTTAGTTTTCTTTGGTCCTGCATAAGGCAATACCAAAAGTCTCCATCCTGTTGGAGATGGAAGTCTATCTAAAAGTGATTTGTTTTCTGACACAGATTGTGCGTCTAGAAAAGTTTGGACTTGTTCTTGTTCTTTGTAAGCGTCTAGCAACGCTTCCGTTTTTTTAGGTACTTCTTTCGAAGCCTCTAAGCTCTCCGTCATTTAATCGCTCCTGTTTAAGCTGCAGGTCTTTAAGATCCTGAAGCAAAGACTCTAGGCCTTTGATTTGTCCTCTAATATAGTGAAGTTGCTCCACATTGTCAACGGAGTACACTAGAGTATCTTTGAGCGTTTCGATTCTTTTATTAGCTACTTTTTTTACTGTAGAATAACCTTCTACAATTTCTTCTTCGGACATTATTTTCCTTACATTATTTTCCTTTTTTAGTGTTAATGATATCTGTTGCTTTGATTCCGTATACAGCAGCTACTACTGAAATCCAGAGTCCAGTTATCCACCAAGGCATAGCCTGTAATTTTTCAAAATACAAGTCTAATTTTTGACCAATTTTTTCATCTTCTGCAAATACAGAATACGCTAATAAAAACAGAGGACTCGATAACGTCAATAAAATGAATTCATCTTTCCAATCCCCTTTTTGTGAATCTAATGCTTTACCTTGATACTCAATTTCACCGCGTTTCATTTTTTCTGCCGTTAATAATTGAGCTTCGGACAAAGCTATTTTAGTAGCTTGTCTGTTCTTAAAAATTTCTGC